CGATAATTAACGTTCCGGAAGTTATAAATGCATTAATAACCGCATCCGTTTTAGTGCAATTATCCATTATTTCTTTTACTTCAGTTGCCGTTACTCGTGCTGCCATATTATTTGCTCCTTTCTTTCATTTGAGGACTATTCCACAATAATTTTTTTGTAGTAGGAATAATACTATCATTCCATTCTAATCCCAACCATTTTAACATTTCAACTATTTGACTATAATCACCATCAACCATTCGTTCTGGCCAAATAACTTTACAATTTAATCCAGTTTCAATCATTTCAACAAATAACTTCTCGTGTTCATGCACCCACCACGCCCAACCTTTTGTAGTACTATCCACACCAAGTAGTTGTTGAATTTTCTTATCTTCAAAAGTATCCATGTACGCCGTTTTTAAACAACTATGAACAATATCCCCAGTACGTCTACGAACAATTATCCACTTTGCATTCGGAAAAGCGTAATTCCAAACTGGCCATAATTGACAAAGTCGATTGCTTTTATACATCCAAAATTGTTCATCTTTTATCTTCACTATTTCTAATTCAATTCGTTTTTGAATTTTATTTTTCCAATTTATTGGAATAAGAATCTCTTTTGTGTTTGGTAATGGGTAATGTCCTTTTTTATTTACATTAATATTTCCATAATATTGATTAACAAAACTACTAATAGAATCGTTTTCCATCATTTCCGAAGTTCTGCCAGTATAAACCCCACAAGATGCAATTATTCTTGCAATAATAGAAGCTCCCGAACGTTGTGCCCCAGTAATAAAAATAGGAGAATTAAAAATATCTTGTATCATAAATAACTATTTACTAATTCTTGTCTATATTTTTTTCTCATCTTGGTATCTACTGTACGTATTATCTGCTTTGGATGTCTACGATAGTATGCTAATGGTTTATCACAATATCCTATTTTAAAGCCATTCATAAGACAACGAAGATTAAATTCAAATTCCTCAAAAGAATACATTTTATTATCTTCATTAAATCCATTCAATTTCTGAAACACTTCCTTCCTATACATTAATGATGCACTGTGTATCTTATTATTTTTTAATAAACTATTTAATGTTGGATTTGGTTCGGGTGATTTCCACAATTTTGTCTTTCCTGAACTCTGTTCCAGTTCATACACATCCCCATGAATAAAATCTGCTCCTGTTTTTTCAAAAGTCTCCAAAGAATCTTTAATGCAATTTGGAGTGAGCATATCATCTTCATGTAAAAACTTAATAAAGTCCCCTTCCACTTGATTTAAGACTTTATTAAAATTTTGTGGCCAATTACCCTCACCTTGGGAAAGAATTAATTGTACATCATCTGGAACACTATTAATAGCGTCCTGCAACCATCCTCTATTTTCTTTGTAAGGAATAATCACAGTTACTTTCTTTTTTATTGGTTCTGAAAATTCCTGTGTTGCATATTCCTTAACCCAGTCAATACTCAATGATCCTTCAACAATTCTAAAAATACGGGGTTTCCCATGAAAACAGATCAAATTTGCATCTGATGGAACAGTCATCAATAATTTCTGATCTTTCGGTTTAAAATCATAAATAGTCCTTGTTAAATTCTGCCAATATTCATCTGCCTGGATAACTTTACGTAAAAAATTATCCATACGAAACGATGAATAATTTGGATTTTTATTCCAAGCTGCCCATACTTTTTTTATCTTTTCGCAATTTGCAGGAAACCAAACAAGTGGTGTGGCCAACCTATTTTTTCCCTGCCAAAAATCTTCAAGTACAACAAATTGGGTAGGATCTTTAATTAAATCAAAAATATTCTCTAATGATTGAATAACCGCAGTATCCAAATCAACATAAAGAAACGGACGGTATTGTTCCATTTCTGGACTATATAAAGCCATTCTTGACCAAGTCCCAGGATAATTATTAGTTAATGGGATGGCATCAAACCCATTTAATTCATATTTTTCTGTGACCTTATCCCATAAACAAATAATTCGTGGTTTGATTTTTGATTTCCACTTTCCCTGAATGTGTCGTACAATTAACTCAACATCTCTAAAAGCAAAATCCCCACCACTACGCAAAACTAACACTACAGTTCTTTGATCATTCATAACTATTTATTACTTTAATTGTTTTCTCTTTTCTTGTTTCCTGATGCAATTTTGCATTTTTATCATATAATGCCTTATGTTCTGGATTTCCCAAATTATATACTTTTGGATGTTGTTGATGGATTACCAAAACATCATCCGCAATTATTTTTTGTAATCCCAATCGGGTAATCCTATCAACTAAATCATTATCATCATACCCAACACCCATAGCGTATCGTTCATCAAAACCACCCAATTTCTTCATATTTTCTTTTGTCATTGCAGCACAAAATGGATAATAAACAGGTTTAAAAATAGAATGGTTATACCAACCAAATCCAATCCCATACGTAGAAATTGAAACATAATTATTTTCAGTTACATTTTTTGCAACATAAGATAAAATATCATGAATATGAATACATTCGGGATTCTGTAGTAAAATAATATCACCATCTGCTTTAGCAATTCCCATATTATTTGGAATTCCCGAATTAAAATACCATTTTTCCTCTTTTTTTACTCGAAAAACTTTTAAAAATGGAAAATCAATATCTAAATCATTTATTCTTTCTTCCATATTACTGGCATCATCAATAACAATAATTTCATAATCATTATGTGCTGTTCTTGCAATTGATTTAAGAGTTTCAATCAATAATACTCTTCGATTATAATATGCCATCACAATCGATATTTTCATTCGCTACTATTTATTTCTATCATCATTTTTATAATCACACTATCTAAATTAAAAAAATTACTGCCAAGAACCGTTGGGGGATCATTAACTGTCCAATTTATTGGAAGATATTCCCGCCAATATTTAAAATAACTGCTAAAGTCCCTTAATCCAGGATCTTTATCCGTCATTAGTTTTATTTCTTTACCAAATTTACCTGTTTTTGCAGAATATCCAGTATCATGTATAACAAGATAATCTGATGTATCCTTATATTTATTTATTGCCAACATCCGAACTTCCCAAGTAATACTATCAACAAATACAACACCCCAATTTGTATTATCTTCTTTATAAAAATTTAATGTTGATTCAACATCAACTTGTAAAAATGAATGATCTTTTGATTTTAAAAACGCATATCTATCTAACCATTTTTGATTATGATCTACTGTAATTATTTTTCTTCCTTCGGCTACACTATGAATTAACTGAGTAGAAAAATCACCAGCACCCAATTCTAAAATTGGTTTATTCCCACTTATTTTAATTGCTTCTAAAAGCACTTGTTGATGCGATCCTACTCCTACTATATCCATAATTACTGCCCCATTAATAAACGAATAACTGTATCTGAAACATTCAGTTTAAAATAATCATTATCTATTGACCAAGATTGTTTTATTTCTCCTATAGAATGATATGCTCGTAAAATATCTTCTTTTTTAGTTCCTGCCAAAATTAACGAACCACATTCCATTAACTCCTGACGCTCTGTCGTATTTCTTAAAACAATACATGGTTTACCAAATAGAGAAGTTTCCTCTGGAACTGTGCCGGAATCCGTTAAAATTACTTTTGCATGTTTCTCTAAATAAACAAAATCAAAAAACCCAATCGGATCGGTTAATATAACTTTATCAGAAAACTTTATTCCATGTTTTGCAAATTGGTCCTTAGTTCTCGGATGAAATGAATAAATAACCGGAAGATCCTCTGCAATTTCATTTATTGCTTCAACAACCTGTTTTGATTTTTCTCTATTATCAACATTTTCTGTTCGATGATACGATAAAAGAGCGTACGGATTTGCAATACCCCTATCCCAAGTATACGGCATAATCCCTAATCGCATCAAAATATCACTATCATCAATTTGTTTTTGATAATAACACAGCACTTCCCAAATTGGATTGCCTATTTTAAAAACAAAATTCTTATGAAATCTTTCATTAATAAGATTCTGTTTACTATTTTCTGTGTATGGTAAATTGTATAATGAACAAGAATCAATAACTTTTCTATTTGTTTCTTCCGGCACCTCTCCATCGTAACATCTATTTCCAGCTTCCATGTGATAAACAGGAATCCCCTTTTTAGCAGCCAATATTGCAAGTAATCCTGAATTTGTATCCCCTAAAACCAAAACCTTATCTGGTTTTTCTTCATCTATTATTTTGTCAAAATGAAGAAAAGCATTTCCTATAAAATCCCCCAAACCATTTGTTTTTGGAAACATATAATCTGGTGTTCTTATTCCTAAATCTTTTAAAAAAATTGTGCTGAGATTTGGATCAAAATTTTGATTCGTATAAATCGTTATTTGTGTACAAACAGAATCCAATTTTGTTATTATTCGACTTAATCGAATAATTTCAGGGCGTGTGCCCATCAGTGTTAAAACTTTCATTTTACATAAATTTTATTCGTTTTTACTTTTATTCTATTTGGAAAACTTATACGTAATGCAGTAAGTAATTGTAAATTTCGTTTATTTGTGTATAATACTGGTTTGTGCCATTGATGAATGCAAAAAGGGAATCTATCAAATGCAATTCTAATCCAAGATTTTTAACCCGATCAACAAATTCGTAATCATCATATCCTATACCTATTTCAAATTGCTCATCATACCCAGAAAGTATTTCCATATCTTCCGTATTAATTGCAGCACAATATGGAATGAGTGTATAATTTGAAGAATGAGATCCCCAATAAGCATTGCCTACCTCTTTCGTAGAAAACCAATCCATTCCTTCTTCAATCTTTTTTGTTAACTCAGGACTCCCCATATATGTAGAAAAACTAATGTACGATTTTTCTTCCATATTAGTAAAAATGTAATTTAAAATATCCCCATTATGATAACATTCTGAACTATTAATTAGTATTGTATCCCCACTAACTTTACTAAATCCTATATTATAAGCAATACATGGACCTCTCCACTTTTTATCTTTGCATGATAACACAAATAATTTAATCGGCAAATCTGGAAATAATTTATCAATATCATAAATTTGGTGTTCTTTACTGCTTCCATCATCTACAATAATTACTTCAATAGAATAATTACTTTTATAACGATTAATTGACTTTAATGTATTTAAAAGTAATTGCCTCCTATTATAGTAAGGTATCACAATTGATAACAATTTAATTTCTCTCATTTAAAATTTTATTTTTCCAGTACTCAAAAGTTAACATTTGCATATTTATAGTTTTTCTATTTAAAATAAACTCAAATTGATTTTGAAGAAATTCTTCTGTAACTTCCTCCCAATTATTAACAAAACAAATAGGTAAATTTTTATAAAATAAATAATTAGTATTTTTTAATAGAATAGGAATACTACACATATACAAAGTTTCCCATACCCGATGCGTATCAATTCCATTACCTTCGGGACAAACAACAAATTTATGTTGATACACATTACAAATATATTTATTAAATTCTATTCCATTTTTACGATCACATTCTGTTGCAGTTACCCAAGGTTTACTATTAAAAAACGCATACGCAGTTTGTCTTTTATTTTTATTCGTTTTAATATCAAAATTAATATAAACTATATTTTTATAATTTTTTTGTTGTTCAAACACACATTCCATTTGGTCTTTTTTACATAACGTTGGAAACCATCTGTCATTTTCTAAACCAATTGGTATTGACTCTATTTTTAAATTCACAACATCAACATTTGTTGTAAACCATTTTTTAACACAAGAAGGAACTCGAAAAGATTCATCAATATTTACATCGCTATTGTGTGAAATAACAATAATATGACCATTTGTAAACAGTTTTAAAATATCAAATAATTGCTTAACATACATCGTATGTGTATAAATAATTGAGTTGTTATTTAATTTATGTGCATTAAATGTGTTTGGCAATTTATAATAATCATCACTTGCTACCTCTTTCGGCGTAAAAACCATATCTGCAATTTCCCAAAATTTTTGCCCCTGAATCCAATCCATTTTATTTCTTTTTAGTTTTTGACCAACTTACAGCCCAATGATGTAGAGCATACGAATTTGGTTGTATATATTTATAAGCATCCCCATTTTTTCTTACATTATTTGGAAATGGATAAAAGAAATCCGTAGGAAATGCAACAATTCCTTTTTTAAATCCCCGAACAATTGCAAAAAAATTCCGGGTAAAAAAGTAAGTGCCTGTTGTATTAAATACATTTTGCCACTTGTTTTCATCTAAATTATTCCAATGTTGTAACGAATGAACAATTTGTTGTAATATGGGATGTCCCGGAACACTTCCTATTAATCCAATGTACAATTCAACATCAGAAGGATAACCCACACCCACAAAAAAATCTAAATACAACAATGGATCAAATGATTTTAAACATTCGAAATCGGTATCCGCATATACCCCACCAAATTGATTTAAGATATGATAACGCAAAAAGTCAGATTTCTGTCCCATATTCTTTATTGAATCAAATAATTTTCTATTAGAAATATTAACATCATTAACATTATCATCTGTCCACAATTTATATTCCCAATCAGGATTACATTTCTGCCACGTTTCCGTTAATTTTTTAAATTTATCCGGTATTGTACTGCCCAACCAAATCTGATGAATCTTTTTAGGTATTACTTTATATTCCTTGTTTTCCGCAAAAACATAATTTTTATCAAAAAGAACACGCAACACTTTCCACTTTGGACTTTGATTATACAATTCCTGATTGAAATCATACGATTTCTTAACTAATGAATAAAACAATTCCATACTATTTAATTTTTAAATAAAAAGCATCACCCCACCTTTTTGGAGTCATGTGTGTACACTCACGACGAAACCCGAAATCTTTAAGATATTCATCTACTTCATGAATTAAACAACAATTTTTGTATAAATGTTCCTCATTTACTTCTGTATAAATATAATCCATTTTAGTAATTAATGAACCAAAACTTTTGATAACATTCAATTCTACTCCCTGAACGTCTATATTAAGAAAATTGAAATCTGTTACATTATGTTTACCTATTTTAAAAAAATCATCCAAACGAATCATTTTGATTTCCTGATCCAGAACATATTTAATATTTGGATGATGAAATGTGTGTGTGCCTAAGTTTAAAATAGAAGAACTCTGCCCATCATTATTTGAAATATGTAAAATTGTTTTTTCTAAAGTATCATGAACACCCAAATTATATGCAATATGTCCCGATACAATTTCTATTCTTTTCTGTAATCTATCAAATACTTCTTTATTCGGTTCAAACCAAATCACTTTATTAAACCCCTGTTGAATATACCAATTTCTTTCCTGCCCTTCATGTGCCCCCACATGAATAACCCCTCTTCTTTCCTTCAAATATTTTGTAAAATTTGTAAATAGCATACGTTTATAATATTAACCACCCTTCAGGATGTAAAAATTCTAAACACATTTCGTTTTGTTGTTCCTCGGTTAATCTCCATTCTTTTGGAGCAACCACAATCTTATTTGGATTATCATTCAGCATTGCTGCCCACCAACTAAAAGTGCTGTTTGCTATTATGTTATGTTTACAAAGTCGCATTAATTCAAAATCTAAATATTCGTTTAAATGAATAAATTGACATTCCCATCCCGTATCATCTATAAAATTTTTAATGCACCAATCAATATCATCACTAAAAACGAATATATTAGAAGAACTCTCAATTGTATTGTAAATAGCCCAACGATAATAATCTTTTGTTAGTATATTTATTTTGTCTTTAAAATCACCCCTTCTAACATGGATTGAAATAGATGCTGATTCATTTAAAATGATTTCTTTCCATTCTAAAAATTCCTTTGTGTAAAATTCTTTTTTCAATTTAAATTCCTCTTTTAAAATAGGCAGGATATGTTTAAAATATCTTGGATCTTGCCAATATCCATGAAAATTGAATGATGTTACATTCGTCATATTTGGATTATACTTAACGTATTTCTCCAATATATTTTTCTGTGGAAGAAAATCGCTCGTTTTCACTTTTATATTAAATTTATCCAAAATATACGGACGATTTGTATTCTTACTACGACCGTACCAATTAATATTAAAACCAACATCTAATCCATTTTCCATCTGTGCCCGACCAAAAGCATACTGAAACAATTGATTTCCTAATCCACCACACACTTTTACTACATTCATAATACATCCTTTAAATTAATTTTAGGGAACTCCTTAATTGCTGAATTAGGACAAACATTAATAATCTGAATTCCCCTATGTTTAGCATCTTTGTAAATATCAATAAATCCTCGCAAATGTCGCTCAAAAGGCAACCCTTTATTATTTTTTACGGATATTGTACTAAATCTATGATATAAATCGTGCCAATGTTGTCTATTTTCGGAATTTAATTCCATATCAAAACCAAGTAAAAATATTCGTTTTGCCCCAGCATTTGCAGCAATGCTTATTGCCGCAGCACCACTATTCCCATTCCAAGAAACCATTTTTGGGTTTGGGGATATACCTCTTGGTTTTTTACTATCTTTTGATAAATATTTAATCCAATTATGACCCTCAATACTGGGATGACACGTTACTTTTATTCCTACAAATTCAGATAATTTTTTTTGTTGGCTTAAAAAAAAACTACTATCACCAAAAAATACAATATCAATCCAATCCCCTATTAAATATGCAACATTTACCCCAATAACATGTTTATCATGAAGAAAAGACATATATGGAGAATACACACTCGGTGGGGATTCATTGTATACAACCGATTTAATCACACGATCGGGTATATCAAATTGTTTAGGTAAACTTGGTCCTCCCCCTAAAATCCAAACATCCTCTTGATCCCACATTTTTGGAACTTGCCAAATCATCTACTTAAATCTTCAATCAATTTTTTTGCGCTTTCTTCTGAAATTGGAATGCCATTTATCTTTTTACCTGATTCATTATTAATAACATCAAAACCATCCCCTCTCGAAACTAAATCAAATTCTGCTTTTTTACCTAAAATAGGTGCCGCACTAACCTTTATCGGAACATCTTCGAGTGGATAAATAGTGTCACGAAAACTTACAGGTATATCAGACCATCTGGCTTTAAATTTTTCACCAGGTTTTATAATCCTTCTACGACCCATGTGAAATGATCCACCAGTGTTTTTTAATAAAATTTCTCTTTCTACCCCTGTTTCCGTAATCACTTCAACAACTTTTACAGGTTTTGAAACAACAGTTTCTTTCTCTGTTGATTTTTCAATCACTTCTTTTAATTTATCTTCATCAAGAACAGGAACTATTTTTTCTTTTTCTACCTTTTTAACCGTTTCTTTTTTCTCTACTTTTTTTGTTGCTCTTTCCATTACTTTAAATTTATTAAATTAAAAAATAAATCACTTGATTAGTGATCGGAATTATGCTAAATGAGCTATGCCACATTTGCCATTGTAATCAGAACGAATTTGAGGAACCTGAATAGTCATAACTTTATATTTAGTTAACATATTCCCCTCAACTCCCCACTGAATATTTGTCAAACCCATTCCACGAACAAGGCGAACAGTATTCGTTTTCATCTGCACCATAAGAACGTTATCAGTAGTTAAAGTATCGATAACCTTAATTCCTTTAATGTTTTTTAACTTCAAAATACGTTCTGCAATAGTCAACGTTGTTCCATTCACAGTTGTCGTGTAATCATCATCCAATATTCTTTCATAAGCAGTTGGGATATAGAGCATATATGGGCCGTATTGATGGGCAGCAACTAAAGCTGCTTTCATATCCTGAACATCCTGTAAAATACCAGCAGCAGTTATTGCTGAATGATCCCAAGGAATACTTAAAGTTACTTTATTGCGATCTGGAAAACTCAAATAAGAATAAATACTATTTCTACTATCACTCCCCTTTTCACCAAATGAATAAGAAGTATTTGTAAACAGCAAACTTTCCAATTTCTCATCAACTCTCCTTGCAGCATCCTGTGCATCTATAACTTCTATGGAATTCCCCAAACTACGAGATGATGCTAAAGTTCTTGCATCTATTTCGTAATCCACAGAAATAATAGGTACTGGTGTATAATGGTAATGAAAATCTGGTTTATCATTCCTTCCACGATTAACACCATCCATTGTTATTTGTGCCTCTAATGCATCAGATACAGTATGATGTTCCAAAATTGTAGTACCCATAGCATTTTGAAGATTCCATACAAGACCATTATCAATTAAATCTTGCACTCCACCGAGACGTTCACGAGAAACATCAATTATAGCCTCATCCAATTGTTTCCATTCATCCCTACGAAGAGTTGCATTAGTTGTAATTGGAACTGACTTATGAATAGCAATACCATTAACATCTGTACCCACACAAACTGTCATGTATTTCCCCCAAACTCCTTGTTTGTTCTTTGCAAAATATGGACGAGCTAATCCCGGATCGAGGCCTCCATTTGTACCTAAAATATTATTTAAAGCCTGTTGCCCATTAGCTAACATATCCATGTTTACTTGACCTATCATTATTTTCCTCCTTTCTTTTTTTAAATTAAACAACACGAATCAAAATACGTGGATACAACGTTCCTGTAGCAGAAGATTCAGAACCTTCAGCCGCAGAAATATCCAAAGCTTCAAGAGCAACACCAACAATAGATTTAAACGACAAATCCATACCAGCATCTACTGATTCGTAAGAATTTATAGTATCTAAAGATTTACGCAATTTACCATTGCCAGCAGACACTAATTGTGTTCCTATGGTGATGGCTTGGCTGTTATCTTCCAATAAAGCATAAACCTGATCCCCACGACCGGGAATCCAAACCTGAACTTTATCGTCAGTGGCATACGCATCATCAATTCCTTTACCCTGTTTTTCATCCTCAATAGCAAACATCGGCATAGCAAAAGTTGCTGCGGAAGCGTGTTTTTTAATAGTTCCAGCAGTTCCACTTTCTTCAACGAGCATTCCCGGAGTAATTGCAGCAGCAGCCTTATACTCTTCAAAAATATCAGAAAAATTCTTAACCATTATGGTATTATATGTTTTTGCCATTATTTACCTCCTTTCTCTTCTTTATTAACAGCAAACCCAGTAGGTAAAAGAAGCAAGTCTTCATCCTCTTTTGAATTGTTCAAAATAGAATTACCATTTAAAGACCAATCCATAGAAGTTGTTTCTTCTTTTACTTTAACTGAACTATATACTTTTTCAAGCATTGTTTCACTCATATCATTTAATTCCACATCAGTCCAAGTGTCTTTTTCAACATTGTCCTGAATCCCTTTAATTAATTTCTGACGTTTTTCCTTCAACATTTTTTTGCCAAATTCTAAAGCAGCTTGATCTTCTGCTGAAAGCGTCTGTACTTCTTCCTTTTTTCCAGTATTTACTGCTGGTTCGTCTTTCGGCATAATTGAATTTAAAAATTCTTCCGATTGAGTCAATAAAAAAGGTCTGTGTTCCTCAGTATATGGTGTTTTATTGCTATTAATAATTGCAACAATCTTTTCCATACATTGACCACAGGGTTTTGCTTGATCTGTCATGTTTGTAACCTCCTTGTTTGTTATATTTAAATTACTATTTTTTCTGTGCATACCCCCACTATTGGTACTCACATACTCTACTTTTTTACGCACTTCAATTGGATCCCCAGTAAAATTGACAACCCCGTCATCATCGATCTGGTAATTCTGTTTGTACAATTTAACTCCTCCTACACGTAATTTAGATTCGTATACAACATAAGAATCAAACACCTCCCGTAAGAAATGAATAGAATATTGTGTGTCCATGGCATCTATTTTACCTCGAAGGGCATCCAAACGTTCCATTAATCCAACATCTGCATAATCCACCAAATCATCTGCATACAAACCTACATCTTTTGCAGACCGGAATGCTTGAAATTCTTCATCTCGCATATTATCGGCCAAACTCGAAGCATCTATATTTAATTCCCTCGCCTTAGAAAGAATCTTTCTTCTCGCTGTGGCTTTTTCTTCTGCACTCAATCCTTGTGTTTGATTGAATCTTGCTAAAGCATTTCTAACATGTGCTGCATCAAATATAGGAAGTTTGCTTTCACTCGGTGGATCTCTTGGTACGGCGTAAAATTCAGAAACACTCATTCCTAAGTCATTCCGTTTCTTTTCCATTCCAGTTACTACTGCATTATTATCCATACTTTTACTACCTCCTTTCTTTTTATTTGCACGAATGCCACAACCATCCTCCACAGAACAAGCACCTGTCCCACCGGGCAAGAGAGCCAAATGATCCGGTCTGTGATTTCTGGCAATAGCATTGTATTCTTCCCCATTCCAATCCCCATTAGTATCTAAACGTTCGTCTTCTGTAAATACACCAACAGAAATTTCAATCATTTCATTTCGTTCCAATGATGCTAAAACATCTGGTGAAATTTGCCTCAAAGCATCCTCACTTAACCATGCTTCAGATCGCAAACGTGTTCCATCAACAGACGTATTGTATGTTCTACCAACTGTCCTCGTGTCAATAATTTTAGGAGAATTTGCAGAAACATAATTTCCTTCTTCATCTTGTGGATGATCAATCACAATTGGAATACCATCCCAAGATCCTGGAAATCTTCCTAAATCCTCTATTGTATGCAAAAGTGGCCCATGCGATCCTCTATGCACCCCTTCAACCATCATAATAACAGGAACAATAATAAAAGGTTTTCCTTGATGTGTTGTGTGTCGGATTGTGTAATTTTCATTTGATATTGTTTGAACGATTATACTATTACCCACCACACCGTTTGCCTGACGTATTGCAGAAGAGGCGCATGTTGCATCTGTACCACCTTTGGAAATACATCGACTTAAAATAGAATTTGCAATAGCAACCCATTGTTCTTCTTGTTTTGAAGTAAGTCCTTTCTTGTGTTTTTTTACATCACCTATAGTAAATGGCATTTTATTTTCCTCCCCTGGTTGTCATATCGTAATTAAGTCTAATCATTTCTTGTGTAATCCTATATTCATCATCTTTAGCCTTTTCAAAATCCCTCTGATTTTTATCAATTAATTTAGCTTGTATTTGTTTCATTTGCGCCATAACTAATTGAACAGGCAAAGAAAACTTTTTAGTAATTTCAAGTTTTAACTTATCATTTTCCTCTTGAAACAATGCCTTAGTCATATATTCTTGTTTAATAACAGCTATTTCCCGACTATTATATATATTATTTGCTTCAAAACCTAAAAGTAAAGTCAGAATTAAACCAAGTACCCATTTCATCCAAGAAAAATTAGAATTAACCTCCGTGCAAATTTCTTCACGTACTTCTCTTTTAAAACAATCAATTTGTTCCTGTGTCATCATTTTGAAAGTATTTCTAAATAAGTATTAGTCTTTCTAACTTCCCTTATTAAAGTATCTACCTTCGGGGTTATCTTTTTAAGTATAAATGAATTTTGATTATCAACATACGTTTTATCTGCTTTTTTAGATATCAATAGCAAACAAATAACAATTAAAATAAACAAAATTGTATGATATACCCAATTACCATCCCAGCCTTTCATATCTTACCTTATTTAAACCATTTTGCACATAATTCAATAATTGCTACAATTGTTAACATTGCTCCTTCTAATAAAACAAAAAATAAACTAAATGTTCTTGAATTTATCTTTTCTTTAAATTTAATAATATCAAGATTAGATAAAGCAGTATTAAAAATAAGAAGACTCCCAAAAAATATAATTAATGTCCATATTGCCATAGTTGTTAACACATTAAATCGCATTGGAAGAAGGATTATTGCCGTCCCAAAAGGAATCATCCAAATAATAATATAATGCACAGTTCGCCAAAAATACTCATAAATAAATGGCTTATCCCCTTTTATAATATACGCCATATAACACCCAACAACAATTAACATAAAAATTATCCAACGAGTTAAAATTAAATTATTCATAATTCAATCCTTTCTTTTATTTTAGGTATTGGTAAAGGTGGCTCCTCTACTGGTGGATTTCGTTTCATAATATATTTATTAAATTAAAAAACTGTTTTGATCAAAATATTAGATCGAGTAATTTTTATTATTTTAAACTTTTCCTGGTTCAACTACAGGATCTGGGGTATAATTTATCCAAGGATGAATAACTGGTTCTGGTGATTTTGCATAATAATTTTTCATAATTTTAAGTTTTAGATTTATAAATAATTTTATAATTTGGATCGTATAATAATTGGAATATATCTACAATATTTGTATCTTTTTCATAATTTTCAGGATTTAGATTCTTTCTACATAATCTTGTTGATTGATAACAGTAAAGAACATGGTCATTTTGTTTATTGAAAGTATTAATTCCTAAGTAAACCAAAATTATCCACCGAATAAAATTTGCAAATTGATAGAGTCTTGAGATTGTAACCAAGTGCTGACAGTAATTTATGATTTGATTGATTTCAGTAGATGATAACTCTTTTTTTCTTCGCATAATAACAAAATCATCTTTTTCCCAATCGTAATGATTTTTGAATAACCAAGGTTTATATCCACTATCGATTGAGCCATAAACATAAAGTTCCCCAGCTATCCATATAAATCTTGCAGCATGGGAAAAAAGCAAATCAGTTTTATATCCTTTCTTTTTTCCCCATTTCTTCATTACAGAACAAATATTTTTACTTAAAAAACTTTTGTCCTTTCTGAATAAATCATCACCGGTTTTTATATCTTCTAAATTCATAAATAAGTTTTAATTAAATTATCTTGTTGTTACTGTCCATAATGCCGCAGTGCCAGGAGGAGTAGGTGATCTATATGCTTGTAAAGCTGCTTTATCAATTATACCTTGACCAGTTGGTGATCCTGAAGATGCAGAACCAGCAATATTAATACTACGAGTTGCCCATATTTTTCCAGTAGAATCTTTATTCAACCAAAAATCAGCTAATAATTGATTTACATTTTCACTTGTTAACGTCACAAGTGAGTTAACATATAAATCACTTAAATTAGGAATATTTGTTACATTACTATATGACAATGTACTATTTCCTGTAACACCACACCTATATAATTTAGTCAATGCAGCAATATCCCCAGTAAGTGTATTACTACCTGTTATAACTAAATGGATCACATTTACTAATCCAGCTACTGATCCGTATAAAGTATTTGCTCCAGAAACCATTAACCAAGAATTGGCATAGTTGCCGATATTTGTAATATCTCCGGTTAATGTCCCTAAAACTCCTTTATTGTATTGCAAGAATACATACGTTAATGGCAATCCTGTTAAATCCCCATAAATGTCTGTATTTACTCCGTATGATCTTAAATCTGATAATTTAAGCAGTGTAGTAATATCCCCATAGGCATACCCATTACCAAATAACCGAATGCATGTTAAATGGGAATCATAACCAGTAATATTCATTGCAATTGTATTATTGCCACTTATGTAATTTGCAATCATATAAGGAGTGGTTGTTTTATTAAAAATACCCCCTAATATCGCTGCATTTGTACCAGATGTCCAACCTATAGTCAAACTATTTCCCCATTGTATTAATGAATTATTGCTTAATGTTAAATTAGCTGTTCCAGAAGAGCATCGAACATAAATAATATCAGATTTTCCCGTAGTTATATTCCAAGTATTTGATTCATTTAATGTTCCTTCTGAATCTGAATAAAATCTTGCACTACCACTTAATGTTGCTACAGTAGTCTGTGAAGTTGTTAAATTAATCATAGATACACCAGTACCATTACCAGAAGTTGTTAAAGTAAATGTTACTGGATCACCAGGTTGAACAATAATTTTATAACCGTATTTTTGTCGTAATTTGCTAACTAATAGTGTATGCGATAAATAAGCCCCATATATAGTTGGGTGTAAATTATCACCAAAAAAAGTTGAATTTACTGGATATTGTAATTCTGCAATTGTATCAGTATCCAACAAAAATAAATTATTAACTAAAGACAAATCATTCCTACATAAATTATTAAAAATATTTCTTTCTGATTCAAAAATAGCCGATCTTCCTGCATTTGAAGGTGTCATTGTAAAAGTAAATACTTTCCATCCTGTGTTAACTCTTGCTTGTACATAAGATTTTAAAGAATTGTATAATGTAGTACCTTGCCCAACAGTATTTATAATATCATTAACTCCTATCCATAATACCAATACATTCTTTTTAGATGTTGTTTCTTCAACTAAATAACTGTCAATCGTAGCTGCCCTTGATATAACAGCATCAATACCACAACCACTTACGGAAATATTATGCACAATATTAGGTACATATAATGCGGGGAATAAATATTCCATAGAAGAATTAGGAATCATGAATGAATGTCCTTCTACAACAACATTTAAATCAGTTATAGCACCACCTTGCATCATCCAATTTCTTACAATACTCATACAGCCACCCCATTTAATATAGAAACCCACACCTTTCCATTGATATACTCAAATGTCAATAAATTTGCTATTGCCGCAGTACTATCATAAGTACCTACTTGGTAATCACACGCCGTCAAAACAGGTGAATGACTACCATCACCAATTAAAACTATTTGAGCTCCGCACCCTTCTATTGGATTACTGGCAATTATAAAAATATCATTTGTCGTTAAAGTTTTTCCTGTAATAATCGTTAATTGTCGATTCAAGGCAATTTCTGTAGTCACAGAAACAATATCCCCAGATACTAAATTCTTAACGACCACCCCTGCACCGGACATTCGTTCTTTAATAATATCGACTTCCAAAATTTGTTTTGTCATAATATATTTAATTTTATATTTATTACTAATTTTTGTTCATTATATATTTTACATTTATTGGAATAGCACAACATCGACATTTTGGATGTGCTGGAATCATTTTTTCAATTTGATCTAATGTATAAGGACCTCCTTTAGCTAATGCAAAACAACGAGAACATACTTGTTTATCCCCCGCAGTAACAAATTCTGCTTCAACCATAACCCCTTCCACACCCCAATTCCGCATTTCCTGTACATTTCCTAAATGGTGTGCTCGGATTACTTCAGTTCTTGCAAGTGTTTCTGCCCGTCTTCTTGCAGGAATAAATCTACCCAATGAATCAACTAATGATAAATCATCACCAATCACAGAAGTTATCTTTCTTGCAAGTAAAATTGGATTGTCCCCGTCAGCTAATCCTTGTGCAAGAATCCTACTAATTTTATTATCCATTTCTACAGTTATTCCTTTTAATTCAGAATATACTCGTGTATACAATAAACCTAACCTTTCTAAATGAAAGGGGGTATTCATTGACACGCCGATACCTCCCGTATCATCTATAGAGGGAACGTTATACCCAGCCTTTCGGAGTTCAGAACGTGCCCGAATGATACCCCTTTTATAACTATCAAAAACATACATATTTGTCCAAGCACCATTAATACTTGAACCAACCTGTTGTAAATCCAGAACATCTATTACTCCCTTATTTACCTGTTCCTCTAACCATTTCATAAATTGTGTTAGTTTTACATCACTTCTGGAAAAAGCAAAAGCACCCTGTCCTGAAGTTTGCATTTGATGCGTCACAAACTGTGGATCATTCATTATTGTAACAGCTTTATATTTATCCAAACCAAAACAATCCTCATCAATTACAGTACGTCGAATAATATTTATTAATTCATTGAAACGACTCCGCATATCACGAGCAAACATATTGCGTAATACAAGCGTGTGCGTAGGATCATAACCTTCCCTGGTTGCTTGTGTTGTAATTAAACTATATGTTTTTGTTTCAATCATATTACTGATACTTTTATATTATTTACGGGTTTCTTAATTTTAATCTTTACAGGTTTAACCAATGCTTGCTGTTGTGATTGATCTGGTAATTCCGGTTCTTCCAAACTCTTATGTTGTGCTGTTTCTCTTTCTTCCTCAGTAAATTCAGATTCTACCTGAACTTCCATCTGATCTACTTGATCTTCATCCAAACCAAGAAAAAATTCCCTAAATGCTTTATGTGGAACAACCAATTCAGTTCCCGGATTTGATAAATAATCTTTAAGTGCAGAAGCTCTATTTCGTCCTATTTCAACCCTTGCTTTCTCACTCATTGAAAAAAGATCTGACCAACCTAACCGATATTTTCCACTTTTAGGTTGAGGCAATACGCCTAATTCAATACACCTATTTACAAAAGGACGAACAATATGTGGTTCTGCATGTTCATCACGTCTTATTTTTACATACGTGGACCATTCATCCTGATCCTGTGTACTAGCTAACTCTCCACGCTCACTTCCGGTTAGTATTCTTTTGGGAATATTTGTAATTGCTGAAATCATTTGAATCTGCGCATTAATATGGGGAATTGGGTCTGCTATTTGTTGTTCTAATGCTTTATAATCAATCCCCTCATTAATTAATATTCGGCGTAAATTATGCTCATATTCATTAACCTGATTTAATAAATCCACCTTCATTTCCGGAGTCATCTGAAAATTTTCATCAACTTTACCAGAATACCCAGGACGTGCCCCTCTCCAATACATTTCCGCATCACCACCCACAATCTTTTCCAAATCCATCAAACGGTTGTATACAACTTCCAATCTTGGAGCACCTTCAATTTCTGATTCCAATGGATCGTCTACAATGTGTATAAGTCTGGAATGATGCACTCTTACCGAAAATGAACTTGCTGTTGATGCTTCAGTTACCATAACAGAATAAATTAAAGGCATACCATACCGGGGATCTTTAGGATTTGTTTCCCATGTTGTAATTATCGCATTTTTTGAACCAAACGGTTTTACATACTCCAATTTATATTTTCTTCCTTTCTGAACAGGATTCTCAAAATTTTCTCTAATTTTAACGTCATCTAAACCCAATAACAAAACTCCATAAGTGCCAAGCCCAGCTAAACGATCTACACGACTAAATCTCGTTTTTAATCCTAATTTTTCACTTAAATCTATCCATGATTTTTCAAACTCTGTCTCATCCTTTTCTTTCATTTCGTAGACACCTAATGTCCCTTGCCAAGTTGCTTTAACAGGACGGTCAATAACAGCCTTTGCAATATCCTGTCTGGTATACTGTGCTAAATAATCATCATACAAAATAGTTCGCGGATAACCTAATGCCTCATATAAATCACGATTTCCATCAAACTGTTGTAAACCCAAACGGGAAGAAAAAGTAGCACGACCTATTAATGTGCCTAATAATTCCGTATCCACTTGGATCATTTTTCGTTTTCTTTGCATCACTATCTTTTATTTAATGCATACACAAATATTTTATAAGCACCAGTCAAAACCAATTTCTCCTAATGTTCTACTATTTATTATTTCTTTTTAATTTAAAAGTTTTACATTAATTGCTTGCATTCCTTTTTTTCCTTGTTCTATTTCAAAAGAAACTTTATCGTCTTTTTTAATCCGTATTTTCAATTTTGAAATATGAACAAAATACTCATTCAAAGAAGCATCATCAGTAATAAAACCATACCCTTTATTTTCATTAAAAAACTTTACTACTCCAGTATTCACTTGTATTTCCATTTTAATTTAAATTTATTTATTAATTAATAATCCACCCTTACTTATTCTATTCACATTCGGTTGTCGATTAAATAAACCAGCTTCCTTTTTTCTTTTTAAAATTGTTAATCCAATTTCTTTGGAATCTTCTGCCCAACTTGATTTAATTTTATTCTGACAAGTTTCATAACTTAATCCATCACCAATCATAAAATCTATTGTATCTTCTAATGTCATACTCATATTTTCAATTTTTAAACTATTTTAAAAAGCTGTTTTAAAATCAAAATTGCTTTTGACTTAGTGTAAGAACACTTTTACTATTTACAATTCCATTTGGTAAATAATATTTACTGCAAATCCTTCCTCATTTACTTCAAATTTCACATCATCTCCAATATCTATTACATCCACTAATCCACTTATGCTGAATCTATACTCATCCACCCCATTATCGTTAAGAATAATTCCACACTTTCCATCAAAAATTTTTATTACTCCTGTCATTATGTTATCCTCCTTGCAATTCTTTTAGCTACTAAGTGATTAAAAGCCCCACTCCCAGCATCAATTTGATCCTTGTATTTCCCATACGGGAAAAACCGATATTCTTTTATAAAAGCATCATTCCATACACCCCGTTGTAAAAACACATTTCCATTATTTACCTGTACAGAATATGGAATAGCTCGTGTTTCTTTATCCCCTGTCGGCCTTTCTGCATAAATAGCAAATCCTGCCAAATTTCTTATAGTCCCTTCTGAACTTTCTTTGCCACTACTGCCTGGCTCTTGCTCAATCCACACAAATACATTATACCCATCCGCCTCCGCAGTCTCTCTTATTATTCTTTCACGTAAATCGGTACTCCATTGCCCTCTTTTAACATCCAAAACCAAAAACCTGTTATCAGATAATTTTGCCATTTTAACGCCCGCAGTATAACAACCCTTGCCTTGGGAACCTGCTTTATCCCAATACCGGAGAACTTGTACCTGACGAACACCTAATGGCAAAGAATCGATTATCTGGAAATGGTCAACATGGAACATGCCTCCACCTGGAGGAACAGGATTTTGTCCTATTTGACCAGAAAAACCATATTGGCCCAAATCTGTTTCCAGATCCTTTAATGCTTTCCAAGATAAACGAACAGGGTCCAACAAATCATCTACATAATAATCTTTTAATAATTTTCCTTTGTACTCTTCATTTTCAGGTTGTAATTGTTCCCGAAATGTTCTAATCTCTCCGGGCAAACTAATATGTTTTAAATTTTCTTTCTTTTTATCTAGCAAATGCCCACTTGGATCATCCTGATGTAATCTTTGCATCACAATAATCTTTGTAGATGCTTCTTTATCCGTAGTACGTGTGGGAAGTGTTTCATCAATCCACCTATTAGCATTTGCCAATTCTTTTTCTGATACGGCTTCGTATGGATTAAGTGGATCATCTATTATTAAAATATCCCCGTGGAACCCTGCCAAAGTACCCCCTACGGAAGTTGAAAACCTATTACCACCAACTTTGATCCTCGGTGCTTGCCCCGCTTTAATAAATTCTTTAGTAACTACCTTATAATTACTTTTTTGATCTTTGTCCTCCTTAATCTCTACGTCAGGATAAATCAATTTAAACTTATCACTTCGGATTAAATCACGACTATACTCGGCAGCTTCCAAAGATAATGCAGCAGAATATGAAGCTGTAATAAATCTCATCCACGACCATTTGGTCCAACACCAAACCGGAAATGCTATACTACATACCAAAGTTTTTGTCATGCCGGGAGGCTCATTGATAATCAAATCATGTTCCTTTGGTAATCTTTTACTAACTTGGTAAGCAATTTGCTCCAATTGACTGCATAAATACGGAATGTGCCAATTCCCCTGGAATGGTTTTTGAGAAACTTCATTCCAGAAACAACGAAGGAAATTATATAGTGAAGCATCATTTAATTTGCGCAATGACTGGACAGGATTTTCCAGGGCCATTTTAATAATAGCGTCCCGATCCTCAGAACGGAAAGTTTTGTTTTCCTTTCTTGGATTAATCTTTTTGCTTATTGTAATTTCCCGCCCCATTTTTTATGTCTTCAAAGAAGCTATTTTGATTTTAAAATTGCTTTTGACTTAGTGTACCAACAGTTTCAAGTTTTTCAACTTTAAAGTTTATGGTCGAATTTGTATAATAATTCAAAAATATTATCCAATTTGTAACTGTATATTCCCATTTCATCTCAATTCATTTTATTTTTAATATTAAAAAGCCAAAACTCAAAATTATCTTGATATTCTGTAGTATTATCCGGAGACATATTAAAACTATGTTCAATACACCATCCTATATACTCTATTTTGAGAATATCAAAAGAAATTGTATATAATAATTTAGCAATATCCATATTCTCCTATTTTTCTTTTCATAAAGTATGGTTGTGAATAATATATTTTAATATCTTCTCTTAATTGAAAAATGAAAGAACCAAGTGTTTTTATTAAATCATCTATAAAATTGGTTTTCTCAAATAATTTTTTATAAAATTTTTTTGGGCCGATGTGTATATAAGTATATAGAAAAAGGAGTAGGGTTAAATAAAGAAAATGGAAAATGCTGTTCGGTAAAGAATAAAAAATAGTCCGTATAGTATATATAGAAGAAATAAACATACGTATATATGTACGGATAGAAAAATATTTATGTGCATAAGTAATAAAAGAGAAATATCTATGTGTATATATAGGGATGGAAAAAGATCCCCAGAAAAGGTTTTTTGGAAAAAAATTTTGTCGTAATGAGAGGTCACGTTCACCCCCCCTTTTACTTTTCAAATCCGTCGAATAGGATTGACCTGAAACACTCGCTATCACTTGATTGCATGCTATTCTCTGCCCTCTTGTCATGCTATTATACACATGAGTTATATCAATACATCTATATAAAGACTGTATAAAATACGCTGTAGTCCAGTAACCACGTGAAATACTATTTAACATAATATAGATTATGTGACAAATACACGTATAAAGAGTGTGTTTTGTTATGTTTGTTATACTGTACTGTGTATCAATGTTATGTAACTGTAGAAAATGGTTCTGGAAACGTTTGTGAGTACGTCGGTCACTTTCACAACCCCTTACCCCCCTTTTTGCATCTTTATTCATTCTCTTTACTATACTATACGTATATGTTACACTACTATACACTACCCTCTGTACTGTCCTATCCATGCAGGTTGTAAAAGTACTACTAATAACATGTGATATATTGATTACTATACTATAT